CTTTTCAGGAAACATTGGGGCGGGTGATACTGGCACTTTTTACTCCTCCAGAGGGGACGTATGACTTACTAATAGAATAGCATCTCTGGGATAGGGCTATTTACTATTCCTGTTTTTTTGGAATTCTTGCTCTCTACCTTGAGCATCCATGGCGTCATCTATACCTGTCCACACAGGGACTTCCATGTCTGGGTTTATATCCCGAGCAACCGCTAGACGGTGATGACCACCCCAAATAGTTGGCTTCATTTGTGAGCCATATTCATAACCAAGGGATATTGGCACTTGAATACCATTCTTTTTAATGTCTTTTGTCAAACCCCGTACCCCAGCGTAATCCTTTTTACGTTTCCACAGTTCGTCATCTGTTTCTTGTGGGTTCAAGCGGTCATGGTCTGACGGTTGGTATTTTTCAAAAATATGTCTAACAGATAAAAACTGTTGTCCCTCAGGAAAAGCCATTTATATAGTTTATCTGAAAAAGGGACTGTTAGAGGCTTCAATCTGTGGCATTGTGTCCATAACGGTCATTGCACAGGCAATTGCAAGGCTGTCGGGGTAGTCATCAAAGGCTCCCTTTTCGTTTGGAGCCGCCGCAAGAAGATATGGACCCTTGTATACCTTTTCAAGGTCAGACATCTGTTGGTTAAACCTTTTCCACGTACGGGTACGTCGAGCCTTAGAATGTCCGGGAAGGATTAACTGTTCACGCTGGATAAGTTCTGTCAGATGCACCCAGCGCTCGTTCTGAGCCTTTGAATCAGATGAGATGGCTATAACCTCCATATCTGGAAGTAAGAGCGCTAGGCGCTCTGCTACAGCGCCTCCTACGCCCTGTGCATCCACTCCCACACGAAGAATGTCGTAATGGCGTAGGAAATCAATAATATGGAAATACTGAGATTCCCAATCCTCGTTGTTAATCTCTAGCCAGTTGAGAATACGGTGCTCATAGAAACCAAATGGGTCTGGATGGTCCCAGTCAACCCAACATACGGTCACTACCGTGGAGTCATTAGAACGGGCAACGTCAATTCCAGCAACGCAAGGTGTGCGCCACCATTCTTTGACCAAAGGCATGGATGGGTCATACAACCTATCCATACGCTCTTCGGTAACGAACATACCTTTCTCAAGGATGAACTTGTTGAGATAGGACATTTGGAATTCGTCTGAATCCTCACCGATACGCAACTTCTCTTTGGAGATGAACTTGGCATAGTTTGGGTTGTATTTAGCGGCTATTTTCCAGTCGTACTCAAAGTGAGCCTCACGAAACTTACGACCACCATTGGCTGAACGGCGACGGTTGTATTGAATCATCTTGTAGAAATAAGACTTGTAGCGATTTGCAGTGCCAGTAAGAACCATTGAGCCGTTGTTGAACGCCAACATGGGGGCAATTGATTTGGTAATCATGACTTCATCGGCTTCTTGAGCCTCGTCCACTAGAACCAAATGGTAAGTCTTAGACTCAATCTTTGCCTTAGGGTTACAAGTCTGCATACGGCAAAGGGAACCAGAGTTCTTTAGGGTCACAATACGACCACGACCACGGGTACCTCCACCTGTTGCCTTGTCATCAATCTCAGGGTCGAGGAGAAACTCAAGAGCATGGTCACTAGAGAGTTTTGACACAATACGACCAAATACAGTGTCTGCCTGCTCTTCAGTAGGGGCAAAGGTTCCAACCCAAAATCCCTTGTTGAACTTTTCTAACCATGTTGGGTAGATAGGAGCCAACTTAGGAAGGATGACCATCATGCCTGCAATACATGCAGAAAGAACTTCGGACTTACCCGACTGACGGGTAGCCACCACGGTCATCAAGTCACCGTCACCAAGAATGGTTGATTCAATAATGCGATACGCAATGGGAACTTGATAGGGGAAAAACTCTATGTCACAGAACTCTTCAGTAAAGAGAATGATTCTTTTTACTAATTGGTCGACAAATTCAGCCGATGTTTCATCTAGTTCGTCGGCATCACCGAAGTCCTCTAACGGTTCCGCTTCTAGGAGTTCGTCCTCATTAATCATTCAGGTTTTCTACTTTGTATTTCATGCCATAAGTCATTAACGATATTAAGAACATCGTCAAATTCTTGCCAATCTCCTCGACTAAACGCCCACCTGTCATATACGGCACCCATCTCCATAACGGAAGAGTTAAGCCACGCACGTAGTTGGGTATCATTCATGTTCTTAATGCGGTCAGGGCGAGCCTTTTCGTCCTTGACTTCTTTGTTATTTCCCCAGAATTTCACCAGTTACCAATATCCTTTGGTTCTATATCAAGGTAGCGACCTTGTATTGCGGACAACGTTCCGTCAATTTCATTTAATTTTTGAGAGTGACATAAACCTACTTGAAGGCTATAGCGGAATAGGGCTATATATACACCCCGTCCTTTTTTCCATGGCGCACTCACCTGATGCATCGTACCTACGCCAATACTAAAACGACGTGGGTCATGGCGACCAATCCAATAAACAGGTCCACAAGTACGTACTACGTCTGTACAACCATTAAACAGTTGGTATAGAGCAACAGCAAGACCAATCCATGCAAAAACAGTGAGGAATATCCCTACAAGAGAAATTAAGAGTAGGGCTATTGACCAGTACGGTATGAGTTTTTTAAAGGTCTGAAGCGTTTGTGTCATTGGCGGCTGGTGAGTACGGGTAGTTGTTCAGATAGTTGTTAATGAATCTTCCTTTAGAAGCGCTGTTTCTAAAGTTTTGGTAAATGTGGTCTGGAACGTGGTCATAACGATAAACATTTCCATTGTTTTGAAACTTTACAAAAACTGTTCCAAATTTGATACCAGCGGAAGTTGCTTTTTGGTTACCCATAGAACGGTTCATTAGACGACCATACGGGACAAATTTATGAGATGCAACACGAGTTGATTTGTCAGGACCTTGTCCGTACAAAGATGAATCTGTGTCTGGGGCTACACGTTCAACTGGGTAGGGTGCATACTCAGACTCGTCTAATGGTTCAAAGTCATCGGGGATGTCTTCTTGCCGACGTGCCCTATTTGCACGGGGAATAATTACATAGTCCCCCATGTCTTGTACGTCGTCGTAGTCGTCTGGTATAGACGTGGGGATAAGTCGGTCAAGACTTCCTCCCCCACGGGGAGTATTCATGATGTCGTCTAGGCGTCTGCCCAGACCTCTTTTTGGTGCCATAACGCTACTTTAGCGTATTACGCAGGCTTAGGAATAGATTTCCAAGCCGCTTCCATTTTTGCAGAGTCCTTAGCAAATTCTTGCTCAAATTCTAAATGGAGCCATTTTCCTCCGAATGAACCGGCATTATCTTTTGCGTCATAAACCTTAACTGATTTTGGGTCAGAGCCTTCACCACGTGAGCAACGATAACCACGACCATAACCGGGCTTTCCGTCTTTAGCATTTGCATCAAATGCGTAATCGTGAATCTCCACAATTCCTAATTCTTTTGTATGAGCAAGGAACCAGTCCCACATAGCAAGACCGACTTTACGGTCTGAATAACCAATATCGCATGCGGCTCCAGTGGCGTGAACACTAAGGTACTTTTCCATGCCGGGGTCACCAATCTTCTTGCCCGCAGTGTGGGAGTTACGCATCAACCGTGGGGAATAGATTCCCATATTAGTTGCTTTCCAACGTCGACCACAAGCGGCTACGAACCACTCAACGCCTGCGCCAGCCTTTTTTCCATCAAATGCGGGATAATAGGGGTACTTCCGGGGCATAGCCACTCCTTAAAATTGGTATATGGCTATTTTAGCCTATTCTTCGGTCTCGTAAAAGGGGGTAATGTCCGCAGACAACACAACGGCTTCTTTATCAGCGGGGATATTGCTCACGGATGGGTCAGCAATCATTTTTACCACCTCCGTCTGAAAGACTTCATCTATGGCAACACGGCAACGCTCATGGACTACATTTTCAATCCATTCCTGTATGTCTTTTACAAACATACCTAGTGCTTTTTTTTCTGCATCTGTTAACAAAACTGTATATGTGTTCATAGTTACCTCAATAAGTATCCCATAAAGCCGCTGACAAGGTTACGACCAGAATCATAAAAAATGTCACTTGAGCCACTAAAAACAATGTTACTAGGGTTGTAACAACTAGCGTAAATGTAATCACCTGCGGACAAACTCATCGTATGTTGTGAGATTGCATGGTGTTGTTGACCACCACCGTAGTGAAAAATTCTTGTTGCGTCTAGACCGTTACGACCAATGGCTACTTCATAACCAGCACTTGAAGCAGTTCTAGCAGACATAATGTGTATAAAAACGTACACACCTTCTATGGGTGCTGTAAACCTACCAGTAGATGTGTTGTAGTGGTTTCCCACATTTAATTGAGCGTTATCGTAAACAATTGTCCCTGTGGCGGGTGTAAATGTAGAGGCAGTTTTACGAGCCACAAATGCAGGTATTGCTGGAAGGGTAAATGAAGAGTTGTTTACCCATTGAGACCCGTTATATGACAAGATTTCACCACTAGCAGGGCTACTAAGGGTTACGTCTACTAATCCATCTAAAGCACTTACTGATGTCCCACCAGATGCGGCTGTTCCTTGGAATGTTCTTAAATCATCAATTGCTCTAATAGCGGCTTTAATTGCAGAGCCGTTTTGTGCTTGAAAAATAACTTTCCACAGAGGGCGAAACTCAAATGACGGGAAACCAGTCATAGTGACATTAGACCAAAGGGCTTGATGTGCATCACTAATGTTGGAATAATATTCTTGACCCATAACTGAAATAACAGGTTCATTTAAACCATTTGTTGCCACAATCCATGCAATGCCGTACCTGTTGTTGTTCATTTCAACAAGACTGTTGGCGTTTAAGTTATATTGTGGATAGGTAGTACCAAACTTCAATGGGTACTGTGTGGTGGTTGCCTTTTGCCATCCTGCACTATTTTTGTAGTAAACAGGTATGTACGCACCGCTTTGAAGACGTTGTTGCCACGTATCGGCTACAGGTGTTGCAGAGTGTGTAATGTCAATTTGAAGGTCTTCATCAAAGAACGTGCCATTTGCAATGGTGATTTTTGCATCTGCAACAGTATTACCTGTTCCTGTTGTCGTGTAACCACTTACCTCAAAACCGTTGGCAATAGCCGCACCACGTGTTCTGTGAAGGTACTCATGGGTTGCCCAATCCAACGTAATACCGTGGCGCTCATCGGCAAACATAATTGCTGAAACAGTGTTCCAGTAAATAAAAGAGACTGGCGCTTCGTACTCCAAATCAAAATAAGGTGTCTTGACCTGAAGTGTGCCCGTGATGTCAAAGTAGATGTTATAACCACCGTGACCACTTGGAATGGTAATAGAAATAGGTTCTGTAATGGTGTAAAGAACGCCACGAACCCATACGTCATATGACCCATCAACGGGTGAGATGGTAAAGATACGTGTTGAGTTATCAAAATGAATAACAGAATCAAGGCGGTTGGCAAACCCCATTGGCTCACCTGTTTGAGATGAAACTCCTAAGGAGTTGTATGGTTCTGTTTGTAACCAAAAGACATTTGATAGGTTGTGGTCATCGGCGCTAACAATAATCTGTTCATTTATATTAGGAACAGCCCACATCCCATTAGTGCTAGACCTTCCAATATAACTAATTGGTATTACTGAATCAATACCTGTAATTGAAGGTATTTTTACAAGAATCTCTCCAGTAGAAGAGTTTGAGTACGTGACTAGGGCACGGTAGACAAGAGAGTGGCACTCACAATGCATTCAAAACCGTTTTCTTGTTAGCAAAATGGCGAAGTTGGTTGTGGACATATGCCAACTGCTTAGGAGCCTGAATCTCAGCAAAGTCCATAACACGAGAAGTTTCAGTAAGTTCTACGTATGAAGGTACTCCATAGTATTCCCGAAACCGCAAGATACCTTCTTGAAGTTCAGCCAGTTCTCTCTGGTGTACTTCTTCGTAATCCCAAATAGCAGGGTTGCGAGAAATGATGAAACTCAATGAACTAGATGCCATCCTCTTAAACAAGATGTTTGAAATGCCAGCACTAAGGGGTGTGATGTTGTCAGGACGGACACGTGCCTCAGTGCTTCCACTGATGAACTTACTAATTTGCATGGGGGTAAGTTCCTTGATTAGGTCTATTTCCGCCTCTGTAAAGCGAAGTGTTTCCATGTAGTTTTTAGCAGTAACAGCCGCATTTTCAATGCTGTTAAAAGGTTCGTCAGCAAGAACAGCCCATTCATAAATAAGGCGTAAAACTTCTTGAAAGGTGCGACCCACAACTGGAGCAATAGAGTTGTTTAATTTGTTAACAGCCAAGTCAGCCAATTCTGGTTTATTTTGAGTATTAGATTCCACATACATAATATGTCCGAGACCTGCCACAGACATGAATGGCTCATAGGCAACAATTTCGGCAAGGCTGTTAACCAGTGAACTTTCTAGTTCTTCTACATAAAGGCTTTTTGGACCGTAATACCCATTATCACAACGCCAATCAGCACCGTCAATAACACCTGACCCAGAGAATATAAATGTTCCAGAAGTTGCGTCCACAGGACGGTCATACAAATCAATTATCCGTTCTACTGGATAGAGGTTTAGCACTTGTGTGACACCGTCTGCAAATGCCACAAGGTTTTGAAGAGGTAACTTTTGTAGTGGGTGTTTCCATGCGGCAAGTAACGAACCATCTTGCATTACAAAAACGTCTACAAAATCAACGCTTTCATACCCAATTGGGGTTTGAATCCAAATGTCAACTTCCGTTGTATTTTTTGGAAGATGCTCTAATAGAAAGAAGACCTTGTGCGTAGACAAGACATCAAGTGTGAAGGGGTGTGTTTGAATCATGTTGTTCCTTTATGGTCCATAATACTTGAAGGTTACTCCGCCAGCAACGCCACCATTCCACCAACCAGTACCACCAGTACCTACGATTGGACCTGAACCTGCTGGTACTGAACCTGCGGCTCCAGCACTGCTTGTGCCTCCACCGCCACCGCCATTACCACCCCGCAAGCCGTATGCGCCACCTCCTGCTCCACCAGTTCCACCTACGTCTGGATAACCAGCAGTCCCTCCAGCAGAGTCAGTGCCTCCACCGCCACCACCTGCGTAACGAGAATAATCTGTTGAGTAGATAGGTTGGTTTGTGTCGTTTCCGTAAATAGGGCTATTGGGGTTGTTACAAGAGTTGTATGCAAGGCAGTTACCAAACTTGTCAGTATTACCACAACCACATGAAGCGTCAGTCCACTGGTTATAGCCAACAACTACTTGAACATAACCAGATACATATGTGTAACCGTAATAACCAACTCCACCAGCACGTGCTGGGTTTGTTCCAGTACCTACGGCACCTGCGGCGTTAGTAAGCCAGCCACCTCCTGAACCACCACCAGCAGTCCAACTTGTTGAACCAAAAATTACAATAGAATCTTCACCTGCTGGTGCAGGCATTGAGGTACCACTGTTGTATGCTCCACCTGCACCAACTCGGATGGTAACTGACTGCGTTCCACCCGTATTGGATTGTGTGCTTTCTGATAGACGATAACCGCCTCCTCCACCGCCTCCATAAGCCGCTGAACCTCCTCCACCGTAAACAAGCATTTCATAAATTGATGGGGCTATTGCTGAACCACCCGTTGGCGTTACAGACGGGATAGAAACAAGAACATCACCAGCGGTGGTCTTAGTATAAGTTTTAAGAGACCAAGTAGTAAAGGTTGCCGAACTGGACGTTGAGGTACCAATTTGATTAGTGGCTACTGCACGGACATAGTAAAGAGTTCCTACAGATAAACCAGTATGGTTTGAGAAAACACTTTGACTGTTACCTGTAATACTTGAAATAGTTGCGCCATCAACCCAAGTAGAACCGTTAGTGCTGTACTGGAACTTAACGCTTGTTGTGTAACCATTTGGGTTTACAACAGCATTAAACGTTGCAAGTGATTGATTAAAGTTGGTTGTAGGGGAAATAGAAATGTCTGGTACTAGTGACACAGCCCCCGCCAACCCACGTTTAATGGGCATTATGCGCTCAAATCGCCAATAAGGACATAACTATTAGTGCCAATACAAAAAAGAGAAGCGGCAGAATATTGGGTTCGAAGTTTCAACCCCGGAGTACCAGCAAGTGTTGCACCACCAGCAGAAACAGTAACTTGACCAGCCCCAAGGCTTAATAAGTCAATACTTTGTCCAGCAGTAAATCCAAGAGAAGTACCAACAGTTACGGTCACGGGTGATGCATTATTCAAAGTAACCATTTTTCCTAAATCACCTGACACCAATGAATATGTTGTTCCTGTTTGAGTGTTTACTGTTTGTGTTGAAGCAAAACCTCCTTCTGGACCAGTAGCACCTGTTGCTCCAGTAGCACCTGTGGCACCTGTTGCGCCAGCAGGTCCAGTTGCACCAGCAGGACCAGCAGGACCTGTGGCTCCAGCAGGTCCAGTTGCACCAGCAGGACCAGCAGGACCTGTGGCTCCAGTAGCGCCAGCAGGACCTGTCGGTCCAGCAACAGTAGAATCGGCACCAGTTGCACCAGTTGCACCAGTAGCACCAGTTGCACCAGCAGGACCAGTAGGTCCTTGGTTACCTACAAGGATAGTTTCCCATTGTGAGGTTGAAGAGTTATATTGTTTAAATACTGTCATAAAAATCCATTAAGTCTTAATGATGTAGTTCAAGATAATTGTGGGCTGTACGTTATTGTGAGCACCACCGCCACCAGTAGCACCACTGGCAACAGTGTAATTAAAAGTACCACCTTGACCACCAGAACCAACAAAAGAGTCATTGAATGGACCTGCGTTGTACACACTAGAATCATGAGTGTGAGAAGGCATTTGTGCCGTAGTCAAGGTATGGGTTTCGGAACCACCAGTACCACCCAGTGCATCACCGTCAACACCGTTTGTTTGACCTGTCAAACGGTTAGCGGACGTACCACCCATATCGTCTTGACCAGCAACCGTACGACCACGAAGGTCAGGAAGACGGAAGTCGGTACCTGCTTCACCGCCAGTGTTGTAGGTAGTTCCTACGACTGCAAACAAATCAGGATAAGTAGCACGAACAAGTGTTTGTCCGTAACACAATAACCAACCAGTGGGTGACGTTGCACCAGCAAAAGGCATCATTGCACCCGATGGGATGAATGAGTTTATAGTTCCAGCAACAGTAGTGTCAGCCCAAATAACGTTTGTGTTGGTTGGAGCAGTGGCGCTAACTACAAGTAATTCAGGGCTTGCTGATACTAGTGCCCACTTTTCTCCGTCATAGACCCATTTACGGTCTCCTACAACGTACGTATCATTAGTTACTGGTGAGTTTGGAAAATCAATTGCCATTAGAGCGCCTTAATGATGTAGTTCAAAACAATAGTTGGTTGCATGACACTGTGTGCTGATGCGGCGTCAGCCGCAGTGTTATTAACGTTGCCCATAGTTACAGTACCTGCTGGAGTAATAGACGTTGCTTGGTTAGTCGCTGTGTTTCCATTAACACCAACACCTGTATAGTTTCCATAAATTCCTCGGAAACCACCCTGAGTGTCAATAGAGGCGCCCGTTAAAACATAACCATTGGTTCCAGAGTTATCGCTGGGGTTACCACCCATATCTGCCATACCATGGCTATGGCTTGGGTCTGAAACACTGTGCCCGTGAGCATCTTGCGTATGGTTGTGGCTTGCGGCTGTACCCGTAAATGACGCTGTGTTGGCATGGGAGTGGGCAGGCAAACCTGATTGTGCAGAAGTTAGGGTTACTGTTTCTGAACCAGCAGTTGTTCCTAGTGTATTGGCAATACTTAAACGCCCAGCGTCTGTACCACCCATATTGTCAAGACCTGCAACTGCACGACCACGCATATCAGGAACGGTGAAAGTTGTTGAACCATCACCAACACCATAGGTAGTACCAATAACTGCAAAAAGAGGAGCGTAAACTGTACGGCTAACAGCCTGTCCAGCACATAGCAACCAACTAGCAGGGGCTGTAGCACCAGCAAAGGCTGTTACAGAACCAACAGGGTTAGAGTCACCACGACCTCCTGATATCTCTACCCAGTAGGAGTCGTAATAAACAAACGATTTACCAGTGTCTGATTCAAACCAAACTTGACCTGCTACGGGAGAACTTGGTGGGGTATCTGAAACAAAAGCACCACCAACAGGGTTGGAGGGCGCAAATTTTGTTCCGTTAAAAGAAAGAACCTGACCAGACGATGCACTAGCAGTATCAATTTCAGTGGTCTTGACTGTCAACCCACCAGTAGCAATAAATGCATCATCTGTTTTAAGGGTGTCAGCGGCTGAACGATAGAGGGTGGTGTCTCCAGAAGCAGAACCATCACCCCATGTGTGCTTACCACCAGCATCGACACGTAAACGAGGTTGTGTGTCGGAGGATACAGAAACTTCTAATGCACTGTCTGCCGCTGTGCTGAATGAGCGCAGTTTAAGAAGGTTAAGAAATTTTGACACTTGACCTCAATCAAATAATTGTTGTGCCCCCTCAAGGGCTTTTATTTATATTAGCCGATTACAACAACACGGTATTGGCTGGCAGTTGGCGCAACAGCCACTGCTACAGACACCGTGTTAGCACCTGTGCGTGATACGTCTGCCATTACCTCAGAACCATCTGAGACGGTGTAAACCTGAACGATGACGTCCAAACTGTTTAAGTTGTGGGTAATTGTGAAGGTCGTAGCAGAGGTGTCACCAATGCTTGTGGCATAACGACGAGTAACACGACCATTGGCGTCAGCAACGTCAACCGAAACAGTTCCAGTGCTAACGCTGATACCAGTACCAGCACCGACTGCAAGACCGTCAGAAGTTGTTCCCAAACCAGAGTTGGTTGGCAACTTGACAAAACCACCCGAGGTACCTGTAGCAAGACCACCATCAGTCTTAGGGGCAAACTTGAAGTCTTTAACATCAAGAACAACACCGTTAGATGCTGTGTAAGTACCAGCACCAGAAAACTGAACCCATGTCTGACCAGTAAAGTCGGTCAGGTAGTGATTTGTTTGTACCCAAGAGGTAGAGCCATAGGAAGTGCCTTCTTTAATGAAGACTGTTGCACCAATTAACTCATCATGGGTGTCTGCGTCTATAGCACGGGCAAGAGTGTACGTAGTGCCGTTGTCTGAGAATGAGTAAATACCGTTCTGCGAACCAGTTGATTGACCTGTAAGAAGGATGCGGTAACCGTTGTCTGTTGAATCAAGGGCGCTGTGACCATCAATAACCAGACCTGTAGAACCTGTAAGAGGTACGTTAGTTGCAGAAAAGAGGTTAACTGAGTCTTTCCATGTCAAACCTTGAACTGCTTGGTCTACATACAACTTATTAGCGGCATCGTAGTTATCCGTTGGTGTAGCAAGGTTTGTAATCTTCTGGCTGTTCATGCTGAACGCTGAAGATGGGGCAGTAAGGTCAGTTACCTTACGACCATCTACGTATGCCTTAGTAGCGGCATGTTGAGCACTAGTTGGGTCAGCAAGGCTTGTAATCTTGTATGTACCAAAACTGACGTCAGCAGAAGGAGCCGCAAGGTCAGAAATCTTAATTGCACTGTGTGCCGCCGCATCGTGTGCTGGGGTACCGTGACTATGGTCTGAGCGAGCAACAGTGGTGGCAGAACCATTACCTGAGGCAGAGCCAAATGAGGTCAGTGCTGTTACGTTACCAAACCCCGGACCAGAGTGTTGGTGGTCAGCACGGGCAAGGTTGGTGCTGGTACCGTCAGATTCAACAGCCGTGATGGTGACATCTGTGGTTTCACCAGCAGACGCATAAGAATATGGGTTTGTCTTAGCGGCTGTCCATGTGGTGCCACTGTAGAAATAGAGGGTGCTATCGGACGTATTGAAGTAAATCTGACCTGCAACAGGGCTGGATGGAGCCGAGGCAAGGTTCTGAATACGTGCGTTCTGAAGTTCCTGCTTGGTGAGGTCAATGGGGACTAGAAATTTACGAGACATTGAAGGTCCTTATGAGAGGTTGGCGGTTCCAGCGAAAGACGCTGAAAACAATAATACTATTGAATTGGGTCCGGAGTATTCGATTGACCCCTCGATTATTGTCCCTGCTGAGTCGACTACGGTCACATTTGGTTTGTAATTAAGATTATGCGTAATTTCCCAGCGATTTGAGGCTGAGTATTGAGTGTGGGAATAAGTACCACCCGTTGGAATAACAAAGTTTAAAGTTTGAGCAGGGGCTACTCCAGTAACGGACACTGCTGGAAGGTTTCCAGATACCACTGTTCCAATAGATAATACGTTAGGAGGACCCGCTACGCCGGGGTCATGTACTTCAAGAACCTCAGTAGCAGGCTCAGTTACAACAGAAACATTCTTTTTCTGAGTTACTGTTACATACTTATTAGGTTGTTTTGTAACTTCTACTGTGCTCATACTGGTGGTGCTGAAATAGCGGCTTCCACAATTAGCGTTCCAGAAGACAAACAATCCCAGTCACCTGCTGAGTCTTGTACAAACAGGTCAAACGAGTAGGAACCAGCAGGAACGGTGTTCTTGTCAGAAATATGTAGTTCTAACGTTGCACCAGTTGCAGGGGCTAGGTAACCACGCTTGTTTGCAGGGGTTAGAGCAGTAACAGTAGCCTCGGTTGGTGTTGTGGCGTACCAGCGAAGGTCAATACCTGTAACACCTGCTGAAGTCTTAGCCTGCATGAAGGCGCTCTGAACGGTCAGTACGCCACCGTTGGCATCCTTCCATGTGAAGGTACGGCGGTAGTCCGTGTATTGCTTGTAACGGATTTCCATAGCGTTTGTGTCCTCCAAAGGCGTGATGTTGTTTAGTGCAGAAACACTAATTGTACCCTTAGCGACAGGCATCTGAATGCCACCAATAGTGGCAATAACATCATAGGCAAGGTCGCCAAGGGGAAGGTCTTGTGTCTCCTCAGACGTAAGAGAAAGTTCAATCCCTTTTTCTGTGGTGATTGTTGCTGTTAATTCAGCAACCGTCAAATCACCTGTTTTTACATAGGCACGTGCGTCGGTTGGGTTTTGTAAACGATGCGTGTACTTATTTTTAATGATGATAAGGCGTTCCCAAGGCAAACCTCTGACCATCGTGTAATTAACGGTTCCGGGGTTCTGTGACATATATCTATTCTACTTCAGTTGTCGTCAGTGTCATCGGCGTCATCCCTTGTGAAGAAAGAGCCGAGAAGGTGGACTACTAGGGTGACGCCACTAATCCACAACGCCATAACCTTGACTGGACCAGACAAAGTAATTAAAACTAAAGCAGTTCCTGCCAAAGTCCACAAGAGGGCGTATATTTCTTTAAAGAATTTCATTATTGCTTCCTACGAGAGTTAGATGAAGACGAACTGCTGGTAGACGAAGATACTGAAACTGCTGGTGCCATAAATAATACCCCAGTTGCGGCAATCAGGACCTTGCGCTGTCCTACGTTGATAGCCGAACCGAGTGGGACATATGTTTCGAACTTGCCTTCAAAGACGTTAATTTGGTCTTCAAATTCGGCTCTTACCTCTTCAGGAGCGCCCTGAACTGCTTCAACTAGTTGTTCGGCTTGAGCGTCCGAAAGTTCGGACACTTCCACAGCGTCGAAGATTTCTGTGGCTTGCTCTGTTGTAATTTCATTTAAAATCTCTGGATTAGTGGCAAGGGCGGTGGCTTCCTCAGGGCTGACACCTTCTTCAATAATGTTGTCAATAGCGGCTTGAACCTCGGATTGGGGGAGGTTTTCAATGGCATTGATGAGAGAGGTCACTTCAGCGTCAATTCCTTGTGCAGGCTCTTCCTCAGGCGCTATAGTTGTCGTTGATGGAATTTCTAATGTGGTTGTTGTTTCTGGTACTAGTGGGACTGTGGATGTCGAAGGAGCCGTCGGCACGACTGGTGGTACCGTTGTTGAAGCAACGGTGGTTGTCGGTGCAACAGTGGTGGTTGTCGACGAACTTGTGCTGGTATTTGGCGGAACGTAAATGGGAATATCCACAACGGTCGTGGTTGTGGTCGGTGCGACAGTGGTTGTCGTCGTCGTCGTTGTGGAAGTCGTTGAAGTCGTGGTCGAAGTCGTTGAAGTTGTGGTTGTCGTCGTAGATGTGGTTGTGGTTGGTTCCACTGTCGTTGTGGTTGTGGATGTTGTGGAAGTCGTTTGAGTAGAACCAACACC